AGGTTTATCAGATATCGATGGTGATACACAGATTCAACTTGAGGAATCAAGTGATGAGGATATCATTAGATTTGATACTGCTGGTTCAGAAAGAATGACTATTGCGGCAAACGGTGACGTTGATATTAATGCAAACTTAAACGTTGATGGTAACTTAACACTAGGCGGAAACATTACAATTGGTGATGCGTCAAGTGATAGTGTTGTTGTTAACAGTGAGTTTAACGGTGATATTATACCAAATGCTGATGGTACACATGACTTAGGTAGTGCAACAAAGCGTTATGCGTTACTACATGTTGATGATATTATTACAGGACCAAGTGGTGATGTAAGATTTAGTGATGCAGATGCTTCAAACTTTGTAGCATTACAGGCTCCAGATACAGTAGGATCAAACGTAACATTTAAACTTCCGGCAGCTGATGGAACAAGTGGACAAGCACTTATTACAGATGCAAGTGGAAACTTATCATTTGGTGCAGCAGGTGCTGTTATAACAAATGATGAAAGTACAGATGCAGAAAGATTAATATACGTTGGTAGTGTTACTTCAGGTGCATTGACAGCCGCTACACAAGACAGTGGTTTTACATATAATCCAAATAGTGGTTTAGTAACAGCCGCAGGATTTGTTGGTGCATTAACTGGTAACGCTTCAGGAAGTTCAGGAAGTTGTACAGGAAACTCTGCAACTGCAACTCAATTAGCAACTGCAAGAGCAATTGGTGGTGTTAACTTTGATGGTACTGCTGATATAACATTACCGGGTGTAAACTCAGGCGGTAACCAAAACACAACTGGAAGTGCAGCCACACTTACAACTGCAAGAGCAATTGCCTTAAGTGGTGATGTTGTAGGAACTGCAAACTTTGATGGTAGTGCAGGTATTAGTATTGCCGCAACCATTCAAGCAAACAGTGTTGCATTATCAACTGACACAACTGGTAACTATGTGGCTGCAGGAGCAGTTTCAGGTACAGGACTAAGTGGTAGTGCAAGTAGTGAAGGTGCAACATTTACTGTTACATCAAACGCTACAAACGCAAACACTGGCGGTACTATTGTTGCAAGAGATGGTTCAGGTAACTTTAGTGCAGGAACAATAACTGCAACTGCAACAAACGCACAATACGCGGATTTGGCTGAGAAATATGCGGCTGATAGCGATATTGAGCCAGGTACAGTAGTACACTTCGCAGGCGAAGGTAAAGTTGCACAATGTGACACTGCAAACTGTAGTTCAGTAGCAGGTATTATATCAACTGATCCGGCATACTTAATGAACAGTGCGGCAGACGGTGTAGCATTAGCAATATCAGGTCGTGTACCAACTAAAGTAACAGGCGCAGTAGCCGCAGGTGACTTAATGGTTAGTGCAGGTAACGGTATGGCAATGGCTAACAACGATGCTAAAATTGGTACAGTAATTGGTAAAGCAATCGAAGCACACGAAGGCGGAGAAGGCGTTATTGAAGTACTAGCATTAATGATGTAATCATAAAACAAATTTAAAGATAGCACCTTAGGGTGCTATTTTTTTGACTGAAAAATATACTAATAAATACAAGCACATTAAAAGGATAACAACATGCCATTTACGAGACCAAAAGCCGCACAGATCGACTTTGATGTTACAAATATTTCAGATCCTCTAATAAGACTTAATAGTGGCGAAAGTGGTAGTGCTGACAAAGATTCAGGTATTGTTATTGAAAGAGGCAGTGATACTAACGTTGCTATTATATATGATGAAAGTGCAGATCAATTTGCAGTAGTTAATACAAGTGAGACAGGTACTACTTCAGGTAATATCACTATCTCAGGTTATGCAGATATTAAAGCGAATGCATTTCATGGAGACGGTAGCAATTTAACTGGATTAAGTTCTGGTGGAGCATTTACTGCAGAAAGTGACGGAGCAAGTCTAACAGATACATCAACAGGAAGTAGTGCAGGACCAGTAATTACACTAACAAGAAACCCATCTGACAACGCTGGATCAGACGCTGATTACTTAGGACAACTAAAATTTAAAGGCGATAATGATGCAGGACAAAGCACAGTCTTTGCAAAAATAACTGGAAAAATTGATGATGCTAGTGATGGAACTGAAGACGGAATTCTTGAATTTGCACATCAGAAAGCAGGTTCAAATGTTATTACAGGTAGATGGAAAAGTGATAAACTACAACTAATAAATGGAACAAGTTTGGAAGTAGATGGTGATGTGACTGCAACAGTTTTCACTGGTACTGCTACATCTGCTAGATATGCTGATTTAGCAGAAAAGTACTTAGCAGATAACTTATACCAACCAGGTACAGTATTACAATTTGGTGGGCATAACGAAGTCACTGAAACGAAAAGACCTACTAACATAGCAATAGCAGGCGTAGTATCTACAAATCCTGCACACTTAATGAATAGTGAACTTTATGGAGAATTTGTTGTTGAATTAGCACTTTTAGGTAGAGTTCCGTGTAATGTAGTAGGCAAAGTAAATAAAGGTGATTTACTAGTAAGTAGTGATATACCAGGATATGCATGTGCCTATGGAGAAATTAATAATCCTCCTGCAGGAAGTGTAATTGGAAAATCTATACAAGATAAGCATGATATAGAACAAGGAATAATAGAAGTGTTAGTAGGAAGGTTATAATGTCAAACGCAAAGTTTTACACTAAAGATTATATAGGAGAAACTATTTCTCAAAATGTACGCTGGCAAGAAAGAAATGACCCTGATAGTATGATATGGGTAGAAAAGTCTATTGATAATAATCAACACGACGGTATAGCACATATAATAGGAAATAGTAAAAGTAGAGAAAAATTTAATTTAATTTATTTAAAAGGTCAAACAGGCGGAGCAGGTGGAGCAAGAAGTGTCGGCCAAACATACGGATGTAATCAGTTATATAAAGATTTTAAACCAGACTTTTTAATTTGCACAAATAGAATGATATGTAGTGAAATAGCAGAAGATGGCTACGGGAAAGACAATGTTGTATTCAGCAATGTTAGAAATATTGTTACACACGAAGGTCATTTTCATTTATATCCTCATTTTACTCCTCTAAATGCAGGAACATTAGCACTTAAATTAGCATGTGCAGACGGACATAAAAAAGTGTATCTACTAGGAATGACTACGTATAGTAGTCCAGAAGATAATATGTACTATGGTAAACATGATGCATATAGAGCCGTAAATATGGACGGAGCCAACGGTAAATTTATAAATGATTGTGCAAAAATATTTTTACTATACGATGATGTAGAGTTTTTCTTTGTGTACGAACATATAGGATTAATGCCAGAAGCATACAACTGGATACCCAATGTACGAGAAATATCTGTTCCTCAGTACTATAGTCTAGCATCTTTGGGTGCTATACAGCGTTAATTATTACACATTAAATCTTCAATAGTTTTTATTTTATTTGCAATTTCATTTACTTGCAATGTTGTAAAAACTCCTGGGTGTAAGGGTTTTGGCCAACTGTCTATTTTACTCCAAGCATATCCTTTGTGTTCGTCGTTTAACTTTGGAACAAACTCCTCCTCTATAAGACACACATAAGTTGTATAAGTAAAATTGTTTTTGTTATTTGTAAACTTTTCTACAGGAATAGTTTTTAATACAAAAGGCATAAAGCCAATTTCTTCTTCAATTTCTCGTTGTAAAGCAGTATACTCGGTTTCGTTGTTTTCAACCTTACCTCCTACAAATGCCCAAGTGCTATCATACTTTGCACCACTACGTAATACAAATAAGTACCTGCTTGTCTTTTTACTTAAAAAAAGTGCACCTACACTTTGGTTAATTGATTTATTTGACTGCTTCATTTAAACTATCGATCACACTTCCAATGTTTGGTTCGGATCCATATGGATTATATTTACATTTATATTCGCGAGGACATTTATTTTCTATTGCCATTTCGTAGGTTTTATTTTGTCCCTGATATATACAAACTTCTTCGCCTGATTTTGTTTTAACTCTTTTTTTAAGTCTACATGTAACCATTCTTGGTAACGTTATCAAACCTTGTTGTATTTTTTGTTGGCGTGTAAGTTTGTTTCGTTGTCCTAAGTGTTTATTCTTATCCTTAGGAGTATACATTTTACCACCTACCACAACTAGTTCGCTGTGTGATAGATTTACAGGTACAAACAAAAGTAAAATACTTATTATAAAACTATAGACCAATCGCCTGCCCTGTATTCGCCTTCATATGACTTTACCCATTCTGATCCTGTCCATTTGTATTGAAGACTAGTATTAGTATTAGTAATATATTGTATACCTTTTTCTTCACTACTATCAAATGCAATTTGCCATGCAGTGCCATTATACTCTATTATATCATTTGTGCCTGCAACTAAATTGCCCCAAGCATCTGGACCGTCTGTATTACTACTACTTCCTATATCGTTCAATATTAAATATCTTTGACCGGTTGCATTACTGTCTAATCCTGCATCAGGTGCACTTTTCAAAGGGTTTATTATTTTTGTAATTGCAGGCAAACTATTTGTTGGTATAGTATCGCTTTGCACTGTCCATAATAGTTTGTAAGGATCACTAGGATGAAATGCAACTGTGCCTATTATTTCAGCAGTGCCTCCTGTTTCTAAACGTAGTTGACTTATACCGCTTTGCAGTTCTCCGTACTGATTTACTAATGCTGCCCAACTTACGTCATCTGTGCCTATCTTTGTTGGTGGGTCATTTAATGGACTATAATCAACCTTATTAGTAGTCGTTTCGCTCCTATCTATTATTTGTACAGTATTACCTAAAAGTATAATACCAAAATTCATAGGAGTAAACTTCTGTCTTGTGCCCATAAGTATTTGACCGTCTATTACACCCTCTGCTATTCCACCTTGATCATCATAGATACTTGCAACAATTTTGTTTATGACTCCAAGTTTTTTTACCTTAGCAGGAGCACTTAAAAATATAGGAACAGTAAACTGTAATGTGCTTATGTCTATTGCATCATCTACTCCTTGTGGAATTGCTCTGCTACTCCATTGAGATCCTGTAAGTTCGATATAACTTAGACTTGTCCAGTCTAAATAATTATCAGTGCTTTGTATTTCTAATGCAGGATTAAAAAGTACTAATAATTGTTCTAGTAACTGTAACTTTTGATTTGTATTACTTGTCCAAATATCCACACTTATTTGAAGTGTGTAAGGAACAGGCATCATACGTTCAATTGTAAAAGCATTTCCTTGTTGTGTATTATATTCATTTGTATTTGGATCAAACTTTCTCATACGAATATGCTTTTTTTCTACAAATGATGGATCTTGCCTGCGTTCAGGGTTGTATTCTAAACCTGTAATATAACATGATATCATTGGTGTAGGCATAACTTTATTTTCACTATTTTCTCTGACAATAGCACTTACCATACGTGTTGCGTCACCGTATTTCACAGGCACTG